CAAGGCTGCGCTGGAGATACTCAAGCATCAGCACGGCTGGGTAGCCAAGCAGCAGATCGACGTGAACATCGACCAACAGATAAGCATTACAGGCGCGCTGGAAAAAGCACAGTCGCGCGTCATCGAGGGGCTGTACACTGAACTGCCCCAGCTAGAGGATAACACACATGCAGCAGCCGATATATTCAGCGCAAGACGAGATGGAGTTGATGGCGCGGCTGTGGTCGCCCAGCCTGAAGGATGACCCCCTAGCATTTGTGCTGTATACATTCCCGTGGGGCCAAGCAGGCACACCGCTGGAACATTTCCCCGGCCCGCGTAAATGGCAGCGCCAGATACTTGGAGACTTGCGCGACCACATCAAGGCGAACAACGGCAAGGTTGACTTCGACACGGCGCGGCTGGCGATTGCGTCAGGACGCGGTATCGGTAAGTCCGCGCTGGTGTCATGGCTCACCATCTGGATGCTGTCATCGAGGATCGGCTCGACCACCATCGTGTCGGCAAACTCCGAGGCGCAGCTACGCAGTGTCACATGGGCAGAAATTACCAAATGGCTGGCGATGTCGCTGAACAGTCACTGGTTCGAGATAGCCGCCACACGCATCATGCCAGCCAAGTGGCTGACCGAACTGGTCGAGCGCGACCTCAAGAAAGGCACGCGCTATTGGTCAGTCGAAGGCCGGCTGTGGTCGGAAGAGAACCCTGACGCATACGCAGGGGTTCACAACTTCGACGGTGTGATGCTGATCTTCGACGAAGCCAGCGGTATCCCTGACAGCATCTGGTCCGTATCAGATGGTTTCTTCACGGAGAATACACCACATAGGTTTCATCTGGCGTTCTCCAACCCGCGGCGTAATACAGGCTATTTCTACGAGACGTTCCACAGCAAGCGGGCGTTCTGGACAACACGCACAATCGACGCCCGCGATGTCGAGGGTACAGACAAAAACCTGTACCAGCGCATCATCGACGAATACGGGCCAGACAGCTACCAAGCCAGTGTCGAAGTCTACGGTAACTTCCCGTCAGAAGGTGACGATCAGTTCATTGGCAGCAATCTGGTCGATGACGCCATGAAGCGGCCACCCATCAAAGACGACAGCGCGCCCATCGTCATAGGGGTAGACCCTGCACGCTTCGGGGCGGATGCCACCGTCATCGCCATACGGCAGGGCCGTGACATCTTGGAACTGCGGCGTCACCGCGGCGCTGACACAATGGAAGTGGCTGGCTACGTCATCGACGCCATAGAGCAGTTCAAGCCTGCGCTGGTGTGCATCGACGAAGGCGGGCTAGGCGCAGGCGTCGTAGACAGGCTGAAGGAACAGCGGTACAAGATACGCGGCGTGAACTTCGGCAACAAGGCCAAGAACCAGATCATGTGGGGCAACAAACGCGCAGAGATGTGGGGTTCCATGCGTGACTGGCTCAAGACAGCGCACATCCCCAACGACAGGTTCCTGAAGACCGACCTCATCAGCCCGCGCACCAAGCCTGACAGCAAGGGTACGCTGTTCCTCGAAAGCAAGAAGGACATGAAGTCACGCGGGCTGGCCTCTCCTGACGCAGCGGACGCCATAGCGGTGACATTTGCCTTTCCTGTGGCATCTAGAGACCCACGACAAGGACGCGTTGACAGACGCTCCTCAAGCGGGTATTCTCCCGCTGGATATTCTACATCTTGGATGGGCAGCTAGTGGCAGACAAGAAAAAATCAGTTTCGTTGTCCGTTGGCAGAGGCGAGAAGTTGCCTGTGTCAAAGGGTGCGGGCCTGACTGCCGCGGGTAGAGCGAAATATAACGCTGCAACAGGCAGCAAATTGAAGGCTCCAGCGCCGAATCCGAAGACAAAGGCTGACGCAGGACGCAAAGCGTCGTTCTGCGCCCGCATGGGGGCTGTTGCAGCCAAGGCAAAAGACGGCGAACGCGCCAAAGCTAGTTTGAAAAGGTGGAAATGCCCATGAAAAAGGGTCTATATGCCAACATTCACGCCAAGAAAGAGCGGATTGCCGCTGGATCAGGCGAAAAAATGCGTAAACCGGGCGCTAAAGGCGCCCCCACAGCCAAGGCTTTCAAAGAAAGCGCCAAAACAGCCAAACCAGCTAAGAAGGGTAAGTAAATGCCAGCTAATAAATACACCAAAGCCCTGTATAAGACAGGCACTGTAAAGGCTGAAAAGGCTGCAATGGCTAACCGCGACCCAGCACGCGCACGCGCAGCTATGAAAGCTGTAGCCCGCGAAGGCACAACACGCGGCGCAGAGATGGTAAAGCCTGCCAAGCCAGTGCAAGTCATCCGCACGACCGTGTCGATGAAGCCAACGCCAACAAAGAAGAAATAAAGTGCCTCTGGTCAAGTCGCCCAGCAAAGCCGCGTTCCGCAAGAACATCAAGGCCGAGGTAAACGCCGGAAAACCTGTCAAACAGGCGGTCGCAATCGCGTATAGCGTAAAGCGTGAATCCGCTAAAAAAGGTAAAAAGTAACCACAATGGCTGATCCGACAGGTATTAACAAAGTAGGCGACGTAGCTGACATCGGTAGCGATCCAGCGAACACTCGCGGTGACCCTGATACAATGGCAACCATGCGCCATCGGCTACAGATGTCGATGGCAGCCTATTCGGACAGCCGCGAAGACGAACTGGACGACCTTCGGTTCATGGCCGGCAGCCCTGACAACCAGTGGCAGTGGCCTGCTGACGTGTTAGCGACCCGCGGTGCGGTGCAAGGCCAGACAATTAACGCACGCCCCTGCTTGACAATTAACAAATTGCCGCAGCACGTCCGTCAGGTGACGAACGAACAGCGTCAAAACCGGCCTGCCGGTAAGGTAATTCCTGTCGATGACAATGCTGACATTGAAGTGGCAGCGATCTTCGACGGCGTCGTGCGGCATATCGAGTATATGTCCGACGCTGACGTAGCCTACGACACAGCCTGTGATAACCAAGTCACCTACGGTGAAGGCTATATCCGTCTCATTACGGAATACTGCAACGAAGAGACTTTCGACCAAGACGTGCGGATTATGCGCGTCCGCAATTCGTTTAGCGTCTACATGGACCCTACGATCCAAGACCCATGCGGCGCTGACGCTGAATGGTGCTTTGTCACGCAGGACATGACGAAAGACGAGTATGAGCGCGAGTTTCCTGACGCAACACCCATCTCGTCGATCTTGTCAACTGCTGTTGGCGATGAGAGCATGTCGGCATGGCTTGACGAAGACACTATCCGCGTTGCGGAGTATTTTTACTATAAGCGCAAGCGCGAGACGCTGAATCTGTACCCAGACAACGTCACGGCGTTCAAAGATACGCCGATGGATAAGCAACTGCGCGCCATGTACGGCAAGCCTGTCCGCAGCCGCGAAGTAGACCGCAAAAAAGTCATGTGGATGAAGACCAATGGCTATGACGTGCTTGACGAACGCGAGTGGCCGGGCAGTTGGATACCTGTGGTACGCGTCGTAGGTAACGAATTTGAAGTGCAAGGTCAGATTTACGTGTCTGGTCTGGTGCGGAACGCCAAAGACGCACAGCGTATGTACAACTACTGGACCAGCCAAGAAGCAGAAATGCTGGCGCTGGCGCCCAAAGCACCCTTTATTGCCTATGGCGGTCAGTTCGAGGGCTACGAGAACCAGTGGAAGACTGCCAACACGACCAACTGGCCGTATCTGGAAGTCAACCCAGACGTTACAGACGGCGCTGGGAACGTATTACCGCTTCCACAGCGTGCAGCCCCACCGCTACCGCAAACAGGGCTGATACAGGCTAAAATGGGCGCTGGTGAGGACATCAAGTCCACCACCGGCCAGTATGACGCCTCATTGGGCGCGCAAGGCAACGAACGGTCTGCAAAAGCCATCACCGCACGCGAAAAACAGGGCGATGTCGGCACGTATCACTATGTTGACAACCTTGCCCGTGCGATCCGTCACATCACACGCCAGCTTGTCGATATTATCCCTAAGATTTACGACACGCAGCGCATCGCGCGCATCATTGGCGTTGATGGCGAAGTCAGCATGGTCAAAATGGACCCTATGCAGCAAGAGCCTGTCAAGGAAATTCGTGACCAAAATGGCGGACTGATCGAAAAAATCTACAACCCGTCAATCGGCACATACGACGTTATGGTCACAACTGGCCCCGGCTACATGACCAAGCGTCAAGAGGCGCTCGACGCTATGTCGATGATTCTGCAATCCAACCCGCAGCTTTGGACTGTGGCCGGCGATCTGTTCATCAAGAACATGGATTGGCCCGGAGCGCAGGAAATGGCGAAGCGGTTTAAGAAAATTCTTGACCCGAAAGTCTTGGAAGAAGGCGACCAATCGCCTGAAGTCATGGCGGCCAAGCAGCAGATTGAGGCTCTATCACAAGAACTCAACCGCGTTTCTGACATCATGGAGAATATCCAAGATAGCGCAGAACAGCAGAAAATCTCCATCGACAGGTACAAGGCTGAAGTGCAGGCGTATGAAGCCGAAACCAAGCGTATCTCTGCTGTACAAAACAGCATGACACCTGAGCAAATTCAGGATATTGTCATGGGTACGATTGCAGGCGCGCTGGATACAGGCGACTTGATCGGCGGTTCACCTGAGATGCGCGAAGTGCCGCAGATGGAAGAACAGATGCCCGAAGCCCCAGAGATGGGCGAGCAGCCTGAGATGCCGATGGAAATGCCAATGCAAGAACAAGCCCCTGAAGGAATGATGTAATGAGTTGCGCTGATTTTGTAGGTACATTGTTTCTTGCGCGTGACGTGGCACACTCGACGCATCTGAACACACGCAGCTACGCAAAGCACAAAGCGTTGCGGAAGTTTTACAGTGAAATCATTGACTTGGCGGATAAATACGCGGAAGCCTATCAAGGCAAATACGGCCTCATCGGGCCTATTTCGCTGATGTCGGCTAAGAAAACCAACAACATTGTCGAGTTTCTTGAAGGTCAAGTAGACGAACTGATGGAAATGCGGTATAAAGTCGTCGATAAGGATTGCACCTCAATCCAAAACATTATCGACGAGATTTTTGGGCTGTATTACAGCACGCTGTATAAACTGAAATTTCTCGCATAAGGACGCGCTATGGAACTCTTAAACCCACTAAGCAAAGCTGATTATCCTGCATACAGCGTGGCGTATACCGGCACTGCTGGTAACACGTCCACATGGCCTCCCGGCGCGCAGGGCGTTGTGGTCTGGTCGGATCAGGCTTGCTACGTCGAAGTAGGCGTCGGCGCTGTCGCTACGACCGCCAGCACGCCAATCCCGCCATTTACGCCAATTCCTTTTGTGCTGACTGTCAACACGAACGGCTCACCTTGGCGCGTGAGCGCCATTCAGGTGTCCACAGGTGGTACGGTATACGCCAAACCGATTAACCGGAACTGATACATGGGCTTTGGCGGCGCTCTTCGTAACGGTGTGGCTTTGGGTCTGGGAAGCATTATCTCGTTCTTTTCGGGCTATGGTCCCGATCAAGCGCAAGGTAATCTTGAAACTGAAAATGGTGACAACCTCGTCCAAGAGGACGGCGGATTGTTGCTGCTGGAGTAATTAGATGTCAGTAACCCCTTCACCCATCGGCGGCTTTGCAGCGCAGTTTTTCGATAACAACGGCGTTATTCTGTCTGGCGGTAAGATTTTCACTTATGCAGCCGGCACGACTACGCCGCAGGCGTCCTACACCAGCGCGTCTGGCACTACGCCGCACGCAAACCCTATCATATTGGATAGCGCAGGACGCGTACCGGGCGGTGAGATTTGGCTGACTGACGGTCTGGTCTATAAGTTTGTCATTGAGACAGCCACAGGCATCCTGCTTGGCACTTACGACAACATCACCGGCGTCAATTCGAACTTCATCAACTACACGGTGCAGGAAGAAGTCATCACGGCCACCGCCGGCCAGACTGTGTTCAACTTATCGACGATTAACTACACGCCCGGCACGAACTCGCTGTCCGTCTACATCGACGGTGTAAACCAGTATGTTGGTGACAGCTATCTGGAGACAGACAGCAATACTGTCACGTTTACGTCTGGCGTACATGTCGGCGCCGAAGTCAAGTTTACGACCGCGATCCAAACAACTACTGGCTCTGTAGACGCGTCCATTGTCAGTTTTACGCAAGCCGGCGCGGGCGCTGTTCAGCAGACCGTACAGACAAAGTTGGAGCAATATGTCTCTGTCAAGGACTTTGGCGCTGTTGGCGATGGCGTTGCGGATGACGCGCCTGCAATTCAAGCTGCGATTGACGCAATGGCTGCTCTTGGCGGCGGTACTGTATACGCGCCAAGCGGCACTTATCTTTTGGCATCTTTTACTTCCGCTCCGTATTACACGGTAAAAGCCAAGAGCAACGTGTCTGTTTTTGGTGATGGCCCAGACACAATATTCAAGCTGGCAAATGGGATGGTCACATCAACCCAAGGCGTAGCTTTCCTATATAGCCATGATGTTGCCCTAACCAACACTCGATACAGCAATTTTAAAGTTGATTGGAATGGCCCAAACAACTTAAACCAAAACACAGTTGCAAGTAACGTATGTCGATTAGGCGGCGGCGCTGGCATAACTAATTGGCACATTGATAACGTGTGGTTTTTGAACCCAGGCGGACATCACAACATTGTAATCGCTGGCGGCGGCAACAACAACTCCGTTACAAACTGTTTGTTTCAAAACGCTGGTCGTGCTGTAACAGGCAACACGTTAATCACTGATCACAGTTCAATCTATACCGATTGCAACCAACTGATTGTATCAAACAACGTCTTTACGTGCGACAATCTTAACGACACTGTTGCGACCGCTATCGAACTGCATGGTAACCAAATTATTTGCGAAGGAAATTCGGTTTACGGATACTCTATCGGGGTAATAGCTGGCGCGTCGGAAAACACAGGTAATAACTTCCATTACAATATATCCGATAACGTTTTAACAAACGTCATCGACGGTATTCGTCTGGTAACGGCTGACGCCAATATCAATGATTTTTACATCATTAACGCAAACGAAGTATATTGTAGGCCGCTTACGGGCCGCAACAGCATTGGTATAGGCACTCTAAATTCTTCGAGTGTTATGTCCGGTCAAATAAAAATATCGAACAACCTCATAATGTTGAACGCTTGCCCTGAGTTGGCGCGAGTGCATACTGGCATTTCGTTGACTGATTGGTCGAACGTTAACGCATCAGGAAACAATATTGTTAACTGGTCTGCCGCTGGGTTCTATTACGAGAACACCGTAGGTGTGGGCAATTTTGTTGATGTATCAAGCAACTTTATAACGGGCTGCGGGTATACATCCGATGCAGTTTCTAAGCGGTCTATAGCTGTAAACGCTGGCGCAGGCGGAACTATCAACAGCATTTCCATAAGCGGCAATACGGTAAGCACAGCCACCCCTTATGGCGGAACAGTTGCAGTTAATGGGCTTACTTTTAACTCAAACTCGTATAACCGAATTGAGATTCTCGATAACACAGTAAGTGGTCAATCGGGTTCTTCAATCGTCAAGGGTCTAGCAGAACCTACTAAAGTTTGTTTTGTTAGGCAGGCAAGCACAGAAAATCCAATAACTGCGGCTATTAAGGCAACTTTTGGATCGCAATGGTCTTCCACTGCTGAAGCTAGACAATGGTACGCAGTTGAAGCTGCAAACAATGGTAACTCAAATGTTTGGCAGTCAGTTGAGTATGGGCTTGTGGCCCCTGTTTCTGGCGAACATTACAGAGGTGACCGTTGCATTAACTCTGAACCTGCGGTTGGACAACCTAAAGGTTGGATTTGCACTGTTAACGGAACGCCGGGGACTTGGGTCAGCGAAGGCAATCTTTAAGGAAATTTGAAATGGCTGATAAAAAAATATCTGCATTAACTGCTGCATCTACCCCGTTAGCGGGAACAGAAGTTTTGCCTATCGTGCAGAGCGGCAGCACGGTCAAAGTTAGCGTTGATAATCTTACTACTGGCAAAAGTGTCAGCATGAAAGATTTTACCGCAAACTCTGGCGCAGCTAACCAAGAATGCCGTCTCCAGTATTCGGATAACGGCGCTGGACGCACTGTGATTCTTCGGATGTCAAGTTCGTCAACTGCACCTTTTGACGGCTACGGAGCCTACATTAAAGCTACCCAAGGCGGCGGCGTTGATGTGCATAGCTTGGCGTTTGGCACGACCATTGGCACACCCAGCGATAAGCTAACTGTCCGTTACGATGGTCTTGTCACGGTTGAAACAGATAACTTGAAGATCGGCACCGCTGGCAAAGGCATCGACTTTAGCGCAGCCACGCACGCTGCTGGCATGACCAGCGAATTGCTGAATGATTATGAGGAAGGCACTTGGACGCCTGCAAGTGGCGTAGGGTCAGCTACTTCGGTATCGGGCGTTTACACAAAGGTGGGGCGTCAAGTTACGGTTATCGGCACATTAACTTTCCCCGTACAAGTAGATGCCGGCGTCGCAACCATAACGGGTCTTCCTTTTGCCTCCGGTGCAACAGGTTCAGGCGGAAGTTTACGCTACACAGATTTTGGAAATGTTTTCTTTTTGTACGGAAACCCAAGTGCTTCAACAATTAGCTTATTTACTGCCGCTGGCGCGGGGATTTCGTATACAAGCATAAGCGGAAAGCGCGTTGATTTTATGATGACGTATTTCGTCTAAGGATATAAAAATGTCTCTTACAAAAGCATCCTATTCGTTAATCACGGGCGCACCGACAAACGTGCTTGATTTTGGTGCTGATCCGACGGGTGTTGCCGATAGTCAGCCAGCCATTCAGGCCGCCATTGACTCAGGTGCAACCGATATTGTCATCCCTGAAGGTAACTATCGCGTAAACAGCAGCATTACCATTACCGCTACCAGCGCCGTAAAAACCATAACCGGCCACGGCAATGCGGTATTGAAGCTGTATACGGCTGTGCAATCTCAAATCTTTTTGTTGTCTTCCCCATCGCCAAGCTACCCAACAAAACAATTTTTCTATATGTCTAACTTAACCTTAGACTCCAACGGCAGCAAAACAGACGGCTTGCAAAATTACGGCATCTTGTCGGTAAATACTAGCTACGCTCAATTTAATGACATTTGGGCAAAAAACTTTAGCGGCGCAGGGCTTGAACTTCGCGGATGCGTTTATGTTGGCGTTTCTAATTTTACAGCTAATAGCTGCACATACGGCCTTAGCTTTCAGCAAAACCCTGTAGGCACGCAATGCACTGCTGTGCGCGTTGATCGTGCGTATGTGACAGGATGCACACGCGGCGTCACGCAAACAGGCGCAGTAGACATGATCTATGACGGCCTTGTCATGGAATTGAGCGGAAGCACAAGCACCAACGACGGCGCGTTGCATTTGGCAGGCGGAACGGCAAACCTTAACTTTCCATATTTTGAAGCGAACTTGCGAAATATCGTAGCCGTTGACGCGGAAGTAACTATCCGCACAATATACGGCGACGGCACTGGCACAGCCGCAGACGTAATTACTTACTCTGGCGTTCCAGACGCGGAGCGCGGCTGGGATGTATCGTTTGGTTACGATCATACGATGGCGCGATTGAACGCTGACAGCTATACTGGCCGCGATTTAGTCATCGGCGAAAACGTAACTGTGCCGCTTGCTGGCGGAAGCGTTCAGTTTGGTAATCAGACTATGGATGTCGAGTCCGGAACGCTGACTTCAGCCACATGGACAACGGTATACACAATCCCTGCTGCTGAAGTTACAGGTACTGCCGTCAATCTAAAAGCGATGTATGAGTATACTTGCTACGCAGGGTCTTCCGATCAAAGCACGGGTTTTGACTCAGGCACAATTATGAACGGCACGCTGCGTAGCTATTCAGGTTCAACACCAGCGTGGTTGCGTTTAAGCAGCAACACTGTGCAAATGAACGTCACTGGATCGTCTTACGGCCTAAGCTATAAGATCGTAATGCGCCGTATGTACCCCGGCTAAAAACTAACACACAATTTCTTGATTTTGATTGGAGATTAAAATGGCTTTAGAGAAAATTGCAGTGGTCGATAAGATTGAAGTTCTTGAGAATGGCTCAGTGCAGGTTCGCACTAAGACCGCCATCCTCGAAGACGGCGAACAGATCAGCGGAACCTTCCACCGTCACGTTGTCGCCCCCGGCGATGACTACAGCGCAGAAGACGCCCGCGTGCAGGCAATATGCGCCGCGACGCACACTGCCGAAGTGGTAGCTGCCTATGCCGCAGAACAAGCTAAGAACGCACTGCCAGAAGTAGAAGCGTAACAATATTGCCAGACTGCATCAAATGATGTAGTCTAGCCACCAACCGTACTGATGCGGCTCATCAGGAACTCTTTAAGGGTTAAACATGGACGATAATGTCTTTACCGAAGCGGATGCCTCCGCGCCAGAACTCGAAGCCACGGCAGCAATCGAGCCTGTAGAAAACACGACGCCGGAAGAGCAGTCTGCTGAGCAGGAAGCACCCAAGACCTTCACACAAGAAGACTTGGACGCCATTGTAGGCAAACGACTCGCAAGAGAGCAGCGTAAATGGGAACGCGAACAGGCTCAAAGAGCAGAGGAAATGCAGGCGCGGCAGCAGCCGATCCACGACATTACCCCTGATCAATTTGAGACTTATGAGGATTACGCAGAGGTTTTGGCCGAACGTAAAGCCGAAGAACTGCTGGCACGCCGTGAAAAGGACAGCCAGCAACGTGCAATGCTAGAGTCTTATCACGAACGTGAAGAGGC